GCTAAAGAATTTTTAGAAGAAGGGATTAGTTTATTACATAAAATTTTACCAACAATAAAATCACCAAAAAGTCTATCAGAAACAATTAAAAATAATTATTCTGATTTAGATGTATTGGCATATTCAAACAAATTAAATTTACTTGAAAGAGTAAATGCTAAGAAAAACATTATTAAAGTTTTAACTACTAAAAAAGAAACGGTTAAAGAATCAATTAATATTCCAATTAAATCGATGGTTAGTATCGCCAACCAAACATTAAGAGGATATATTGAGAACTTAGATGAAAATTCTAAAAAAGAATTTTTCCAATTAATCTCTGAAGATACTAAGACTCTTGAAACTAAATTTGAAACTTTACGTGAGAATACAATCACAAAACTTAAAGGGATGTTAGATACTGAACAAGAGTTTGAAATGAAAACAAAAATTTCTGAAACTATTGATAGATTAAAAGATGAAAAGTTCGACCAAATGAATTTTTTAAAACTTAAAAATTTAGAAGAATCTATTTAATTTAACATATTACATTATAAATCAATAAGTGTTTTTGCAATTCAAACGGTAAAAACACTTTTTTTTTTTGACATACACAATAATTTCAATTATATTTTTATTATAACCAATAAACATTTATAATGAAAAACATTAATGAAAAAAGGAAAAAGTGTAAAATTAAATTTATACAATCCAATTAAATCGGTCTATGGTACCGTAGATTCAAAAAACTTAAAATCAGTTTACATAAACATCCAATCATGGGTAACCCCAAAAGAAGAATACGATAATTGGAATCGAGTTGTTTCCAATTTAAGTCGAGAGATTAAACACTCTGTTTATAAGTCCATTAACACTGATTTATTCCAAAATAAAAGTATTGTGGATTTAGACTTAAGAACCAGTGGAATATCTCACGGTAAAAAATCGTTTTTTAATTTAGAAATAAATCTATACACAACAAACGAATTAGATTTTAAATCCATAGAAATTAAAGACTCCGTAAAAAATATAGTCCAATCCATTTATAATAATAACATCACAACAAACAAATATTTTGAATTTTCAACCACAAAAAAAGAGGTTATCTTGTAAAGTATCATAATTGATATATTTATCTTAAAAAGAATTAATGAAACAATTAAGAATATTAGAGGCAACCGAAACCGGACACGGTATATTAGTTGAGGCTGACGCAGGTTGGGTTTCACCAAAAGACAAACATAATGAAAAGGTTTTAAGAGAGGCTAAAGAAATGGATTATAGAAACCCATTTGAATTTTATGCCGTTTTACAAAAATATGATACACCTAACAGAAATGGTAGAACATACCCTGAAAGGATATTAAAAAGAGAGGCCGACAATTATAAAATTGCAATCGAAAAAGGATTATCAACATCAGAGTTAAATCACCCTGAATCATCTTTAATTGATTTAGACCGAGTATCTCATATCATTACTGACGTATGGTGGGATAGAAACATATTAATGGGAAAACTTAAATTATTAACTTCTCCGGGATTTCATGAAAGAGGAATTGTTTCAACTAAAGGAGACCAAGCAGCAAATTTAATGAGACAAGGAGTTACTTTAGGTATTTCTTCTCGTGGGGTTGGTTCACTTAAAAAAGTTGGGGAAAGAAACGAAGTTCAAGATGATTTTGAATTAATTTGTTTTGACTTAGTATCATCACCATCAACACCGGGAGCGTATTTGTTTACAAATGCTGACGATAGAGACAAGTATGAAGAAAATCTTGAAGAAGAAAAAAAATATAAACAAAAAGACGATTATGTTGAGAAGTCAGTTGACTTAATGAAAAAATTAAACGACTTTTTAGGAAAATAAAAAAACACATGGAAGAAAAGTATTTCGTAGCAAAAATTCAGTATGACTTACCTGACGATAAAACAGGTAAAATTAAAAAAATTAGAGAAGAAAAACTTGTAGAAGGGTATTCAGTAACAGATGTTGAAGCCAAAGTTACAAAAAAATATGAGGGGTTTGCACATGAGTGGAGAATTACCTCAGTCTCTGAAAGTAAAATTGATGAGGTTATCCAATAACTAATTTTAAAAAAGTAGTCGAATTCGGTTACTTTTTTTTTGTACTTAAATAAAGTTTATTTTGTCTAATAGTTAGATAAAATAAACTTTTTTTGTTTTTGGTAATATTTATAATGAAAATAACAATAATTTTTCATGCAAGAAAATAACAAATTAGTACAAGAGGCACTTATTCAAATGAAACAAGTTGAAGAAGCTATAGCCGAAAATGCAAAAGGAATACTTGCTTCAACTATGAAGGAAGAAATCAATCAGTTAGTAAAAGAATCTCTTTCTGAACAAGAAGAAGATGAGGTTGAATTAGATGTTGACATGGATGATGAAATGGACTCTGACGAAGAGGAAATGGATTTTGATATGGATACTGATAATGAAGATGAGGATGAAATGGACATGGATTTTGACATGGACATGGATTCTGACGAAAGTCCAATTGATTTAACAGGAGCTTCTGATGAAGAAATTCTTAGAGTATTTAAAGCTATGGGTGAAGAAGATGGAATTATCGTTCAAAAGGACGGTGAGGATATTCATTTAACTGATAACGATAATGACTCAGAATACATTGTTAAACTTGGTGAGTCTGAAGATGAAGATGAATTGTTAGACGAAGAGGATGACATGGAATTTGATTTTGAAGAATTAGGTGAAATGGATGACCAAACTACAGATGACGTACTTGATGCGATTTTTGCGGATGGTGATGCTGATGACATCGAATTAGACCAAGACGAAGAAGAAGTTATGTTTGAAATTGAATTTGAAGACGATGAAGAAGAAGAATTTATCGACGAAGAAGAAGATGATGACATGATGGACGAACAATACGACGACGAAGAGGACGAAGACGACGACATGATGGACGAACAATATGACGACGAAGAGGACTTAGAAGAATCTTACAACCAAAGAAGAACTGTTAGAGAATCAAAATCAACAATTAAACCTAAAGGTGTTGGAATTGGTAAGGGACCTAAATTTACTTACAAAGATAAAGCCGATGGCGGATTCGATGAAAATAAAAAAGAAGGTCCAAAATCTGTAGGTACAGGTAAAGCTAAATTCGATTACAAGAAAGGTGCAAATATGGAAGGAAAATCCAAAGTTGTTAAGGCAGAAACAAAAGAAGGTGATTACGGAATGAATAAGGGTGAGAAATCTAAAACCATGAAAGGTAAAGAAGATTACACTACTAAAAAAGGTGACACTTTAAAAAGAAAGGCTTTTGAAAAAGAAGAAACAAAAGAGGCTGCTAGAACATACGGAATGGGTTCCAAAGAAGGTAGAGGACTTAGAAAAGGGATTACTAATAACAGAAATTATGTTTACGGTAAAAATGGAGTAAAAGTAGAATCTACTCAAGAGGTAACTATGTTGAGAGAAAAAAATGAAGAATACAGAAAAGCGTTAAATGTTTTCAGAGAAAAACTTAACGAAGTTGCAATCTTCAATTCAAACTTGGCATATGCAACTAGATTGTTTACTGAACATTCGACTACTAAAAAAGAGAAAATTAATATCTTAAGAAGATTTGACGATGTTGAAACTTTAAAAGAATCTAAAAATCTTTATCAGTCAATCAAAGGTGAATTATCTAAACCGGAAATTAAAAAATCAATTAGTGAATCAGTGGAGAACAAACTTCAAAAAACTGTATCTACAGGTTCATCGACTACTTTAATTGAATCAAAAACTTACGAAAATCCGCAATTCATGAGAATGAAAGATTTGATGAGTAAATTAGGGTAATCAAAAATAAATAAATAAAAATTAAAAACCAAATATTTTAAAATGGGAGCATTATTAGAATCAGGATTAGTTGGTAACATCGGGTTAAAACACCTTAAAGTTATCAAAGAAGACACAATCAACAAATGGGACAAATTAGGATTCTTAGAGGGTCTTAAAGGTCACATGAGAGAAAACGTTGCACAATTATATGAAAACCAAGCATCGTATTTAATTAACGAAGCATCATCTACATCTGATACAGGTGCATTTGAAACAGTGGTTTTCCCAATTGTTAGAAGAGTATTCTCTAAATTATTATCTAACGACATCGTTTCTGTACAAGCTATGAACTTACCAATCGGTAAATTATTCTACTTCGTACCAAACATCCAATCGTATACTGAAGATTCAACATCTACTAATGGTATTCACCGTAAACCTTACGGAGCACCTGGGTATGACAACGCAATTGACGGACCTGATGGACCAGGAAGTGGTTACGACTACAACAACACTAAAGACCTTTACGATAGATTCTATGAAGGTAACGAACCAGCTTTAGACCCACCAGGTTTATATGACTATTCAAAAGGACAATTCTCTGCTGTTACTCATTTAAGTACTAATGGAACTAAAGTTGTTACTGTTGCTTGGGCTGGTGATTCATTAGTACCTTCTTCGTATTCAACTAGTGACTATAGAAAAGTATTAATCGTTATGTCAGGTTTTGCATCTAATGGAGCGGGTAAATTAATCGGTCCTGATGGTCAACCAATGGACAATGAATCTTTCTTAGCTGATTTAACTATTAAAGGTGTTGGAACTAACTGGTATACATCTGCAAATACAACTAACCCTTACTTATTTAGAGTTGTTACTCAAAGATATGGTAAAGGTATTGTTGAGTACGGAAACAACAACTCTACATTATTATTCCCTGAAAGTAAAACAGGTGGTGGTCAATATGACAACTTATGTGATGCTGAAGGAAAAATCTATTTAGAGGTTGATTTACAAGTACCAGTATGTATTACTTGTGGTGGTTCAATGGACGGTTACACAGGTTCAACATTCTCAAGTAACACAGAAAATAACAACGCATTCGTTGCTAGTTATAGAATCTACAAAAACTTAGAGTTTGAAGATAGAATTGGTGAGGTTTCTTTTGACTTAATGTCAGTAACTGTTTCTGTAACAGAAAGAAAATTAAGAGCACAATGGTCTCCTGAAATGGCACAAGACGTTGCTGCATTCCACAACATCGATGCTGAAGCTGAATTAACAGCTTTATTATCTGAGCAAGTTGCGGCTGAAATCGACCGTGAAATCTTAAGAGATTTACGTAAAGGTGCAGCATGGAACTTACGTTGGGATTACAATGGTTGGAAACGTTTAGGGTCTTCTGCAGTTCCTTACACTCAAAAAGACTGGAACCAAACGCTTATCACAGCGATTAACCAAATCTCTGCTCAAATCCACAAATCTACATTAAGAGGTGGGGCTAACTGGATTGTAGTTTCTTCTGAAATCTCAGCTATCTTTGACGATTTAGAATACTTCCACGTATCAAACGCTTCTCCTGAGCAAGACCAATACAACATGGGTATTGAAAGAGTTGGTACTCTTGCAGGACGTTACCAAGTTTACCGTGACCCTTACTTCCCACCAAACCAAGTGTTAATGGGACACAAAGGAACATCATTGTTAGACACAGGTTATATCTACGCACCATACGTACCATTACAATTAACTCCAACAATGTATAACCCATTCAACTTTACACCTATCAAAGGTATTATGACACGTTACGCTAAGAAAATGGTTAATAACCGTTTCTACGGACGTATCACAGTTGATGGTGTTAGAACATTCGACTTAAGAGAATTGAGATAATCAAAAATCTTATTTAATATAAAAAGGGTTCCATTAGGAACCCTTTTTTGTTTTATAAAGTATTTATAATAAAACAATAACAATGATTAAACAAACTTGGAATATAAGTGAGGATGAAAAAAATAGGATTTTAAATCTTCATGAGAGTGCAACTAAAAGAATGTACTTATCAGAACAAAATGAAGTTGAGCCTACATCCTACTATGAAATAGATGGAACCGGATTAAAATTTAAAGTTCGTAACGGTAAATTATACTATGCAATCTTAGACGAAGAATATGGTATGGTAATACCTAAAATTTTTATGAATGGTAATATGGAGGATTTTAAAGTTAATCCTAATGATAAAGAATTAATAATGCCAAATAAAGGATTTGAAAATAGCCTTTTAATTACCGACGATAAATGGCCGAATATTTCAGCGGCTCAAAATGTTAGACCTCAAGAGTATAGTAATGTTGATTTTAAGTTCATAGGACTTGTATCAGACAAACTTCCAAAAAAACCAAGAGACCCAAAAATGATTGGTAGACCAATAGTTTTTACTGCTAAAGTACTACGAAGAGAAATAGAAATATTAAAGAGTGAAGGTTATAAAGAATCAGAGGATGGTTCAATATCTCCACTTACATATGTTAAAAGAGGTCGTGATGGGATTTATTTGGACTTGTATCCTTCCGCAGGACATACTTCATATTATTCAGGAGAACCGGACCCAACACCGGACCCAACACCGGACCCAACACCGGACCCAATACCATTTGAATTAAATATTACAAGTCCATTTAAATTTAATGAGACTGATTTAACAGATGAGGCTAAACAAGAATTTAAAGATTTTATCGAATCTGTTAAGGAAAACTACGCAAATGTTCAAGGGGATGTTGAGGTTATATGTTCTGCATCTATAGATGGACCTCCTGACCAAAAAAGAATTGATTATGATATGAATTTATCTAAAAGAAGAGCTGAGGCAATTGTGTCAATTCTTAAGACTAGTTTACCGGGAACTAAGTTAAACTTTATCCCTAAAGGTATTGGACAAACAGACCAATTTGCTAAGGGTAAAAAATATCCTAATGTAAAAGATGAAAATGAAACAGCTCCTAATAGAAGATTAATTATTAAACTTCCTCAAATAATGAAGCAACAACAATAAAAAAAAGGGTCTTAATAGACCCTTTTTTTTATTATTCTTAAAATACCTTAATATTAATAATTTTTTTATCGACATAATCATCAAAACAAAAAACCATAACATATTTGTTAGGACTTGGTAAAGTTCCTTTATAAGAAACTGTTTTCATAGTAACTACTCCGGTTGTCTTGT